CAAACAACCAAACCAACCGCCACTTGAGCCGCAGTCAGAGTGGTGTCTGCGGTCAAAGTGGTAGGAATAGTTTGTACAACGAGTTGAGCTTCAGTCAGATTGCCGTCACCAACTTGGTAACCGCCTGCGCCGTTAGGTAAAGTAGCCATGATTATTTTCCTTCAGAAAGAGTTACTGATTAGCCCCACAGACGGCAGGCCATCTGAGGACGAATGGTGCTGTAGCCATACAGAACGTCAATACGGCAAGGCATACGGTCGTTGTTGATGTCGTACTGACGAACAATACGCATCGAGATACCGTTGTGAACCTGGCGAGAAGCCATATCCACACCCTGCGGCATCAGCAGATCGGCGGTGCCGAGCGTGATGGCGTTCTTGTTGTAGATCAGGTTCTGCGGGTACGCGGTCGAAGCCGCGCCAAGAACCGTGACCGCAGCGTTGTCCGCCGGGAACGAGTCCACGGTAGCCAGAGCGCTTGCAGCAGTTTGTCGTCACCGCCACCAACACCGCTTCCAGCGGCGCTTGGACCAGCGTTGCGATTTCTCCTGCGATCTACACCGCTTCTCAGGCGCTGGCGACCGTGGACTCGTTCCCGGCGGACAACGCTGCGGTCACGGTTCTTGGCGCGGCTTCGACCGCGTACCCGCAGAACCTGATCTACAACAAGAACGCCATCACGCTCGGCACCGCCGATCTGCTGATGCCGCAGGGTGTGGATATGGCTTCTCGCCAGGTTCACAACGGTATCTCGATGCGTATTGTTCGTCAGTACGACATCAACAACGACCGTATGCCTTGCCGTATCGACGTTCTTTACGGCTACTCCGTGATTCGCGCGCCCATGGCCGTGCGTATGTGGGGTTAACCACTTCTTTCTGGGGCTGCGGCCCCAGATTTCCCCCTTTCAACTGTTTAGGAGAATATCATGGCTCTTCCCAACTCCGGCGGCGGCTATCAGCTTGGCGATGGCAACTACAACGAACCCATCATTGGTGATCAGGGTGACATCACGTCCGGTCTGACTTCTGCGGTCACGCTGACCGCCGCGCAGATCGCGACTGGCATCATCTCGACCACGCCCGGCTCGGCTCTGAACTACACCCTGCCGCTCGCTACGGACATGGACTCGCTGTTCTCGAACGCGAAGCCGAACAGCTCGTTCGATTTCTCGGTCATCAATCTGAGCGGCGCTAACATCGGTTCGCTTGCCACCAACACCGGCTGGACCCTTGTGGGTACGATGGGCGTTGCGGTGTCCAGCTCTTCGCTGTTCCGCGCTCGCAAGACCGCTGACGGCGCTTGGACGCTCTACCGTATCGGTTAACATCTTGACGCCCCGTCGCAAGGCGGGGCGTCTTTCCAACAGGTACACCCATGATCTACATGCGCCATGCGGTCCACGGCACCAAAGTAGCCACTATGGAAGCCGAAGCGATTTATGATGAAACGAATGGCTGGAGCCGCTATACTCTTGGCGAAACCCCGCCATCGGACACGTCAGAGCCGGTAAATGAACTTGCACCCCGGCGGCGCGGTCGCAGGCCGCTGAATGAGGGAATAGCCAGCTATGACGACAGCCGGGGATCAAATTAACGGAGCCCTTCGCCTTCTAGGCGTTTTGGCAGAAGGCGAAACGCCATCTGCGGCTACATCGCAAGATGCGCTGGTTGCGCTCAATCAGATGATTGACTCTTGGGGTACGGAAAAACTTGCGACGTTTACGACGCAAGAGCAAGTGTTCGCTTGGCCTCCCGGTTTTGTAAGCCGTACTCTTGGTCCTTCAGGTGATTTTGTTGGTGATCGTCCCGTTCTCATGGATGATGCAACATATTTCATCGACACTTCGACTGGCATTTCCTACGGCATCAAGCTGATCAACCAGCAGCAGTACGACGGCATTGCGGTCAAAAACGTGACCAGCACTTTTCCACAGGTAATGTGGATTAACACCAACTATCCCGACATTGACATGCACATCTATCCGGTGCCTACCAAGGTGCTGGAATGGCATTTCATTTCAGCGGCGCAGTTGGCTCAGCCTGCAACGCTTGCGACTCCGCTGTACTTTCCGCCAGGCTATATGCGGGCATTCAGGTACAATTTGGCGTGTGAAATCGCGCCAGAGTTCGGCGTGGAGCCATCGGCTACGGTCGGGCGCATCGCGATGACATCCAAGCGGGATCTGAAACGGATCAACAATCCTGACGACATCATGTCAATTCCCTACGCCATCGTCAGCACTCGCCAGCGGTTTAACATCTTCGCCGGAAACTTCTGATGAAGACCCCTATCCTTGGCAGTTCGTATGTGGCTCGCAGCGTCAACGCTGCGAACAACCGCATGGTCAACATGTTTCCCGAAGCCATACCGCAAGGCGAAGGCGGAAAAGAAGTTGCGTTCTTGAACCGTGCCCCTGGCTTGGATCTTTTGGCTACGTTAGGCACGGGGCCAGTGCGCGGGCTTTGGCAATATGGCGGGTATGGTTACGCAGTGTCGGGAACGTCGCTGTACAAGATAGATACCAATTGGGCAGCTACCGCTATCGGTATCGTTGAAGGTTCTGGTCCCGTCAGTTTTGCGGATAATGGCGTTCAGCTGTTCATCGCCGCTAACCCAAAAGGCTACATCTACAACGCTACAACCAGCGTGTTCGCACAGATTACGGACCCCGATTTCCCCGGCGCAGTAACGGTAAGCTATCTGGACGGGTATTTTGTGTTCAACGAACCTAATAGCCAACGGATATGGGTGACAGAGCTTTTTGACGGCTTGTCTATCGACCCGTTGAGTTTTGCCAGCGCCGAGGGCGCGCCAGACAACATAGTATCGCTTAAAAGCAATAACCGCGAACTTTGGGTTTTTGGTACAAACTCCATCGAAGTTTGGTACGACGCGGGAACCGCTGACTTTCCATTAACGCGCATTCAGGGTGCGTACAATGAGATCGGGTGTATTTCGCCGTATTCAGTCGCCAAACTAGACAACACTCTGTTCTGGCTCGGCGCAGACTCGCGCGGGCGAGGCATCGTTTATCGCGCGCAAGGCTACAATGGCATCCGCGTATCCACACACGCTATCGAATGGCAGATCCAGCAATACAGCAATATGTCGGATGCTTTTGCGTACACATACCAGCAAGAAGGTCATTCCTTCTATGTGCTGATATTTCCGTCCGCTAATACGACTTGGGTCTATGACGCTGCAACGCAAGTTTGGCACGAACGCGCAGGATGGGAAAACAACCAGTTTGTGCGGCACCGCAGCAATTGCCAGATGTCTTTCAACAACAAGATTGTTGTGGGAGACTATCAAAACGGCAACATCTATGCGTTTGATTTGAACACATACGCAGACAATGGCGACCTACAAAAATGGCTTCGCTCTTGGCGGGCGCTGCCTACCGGGCAGAATACGCTGCGCCGCACAACGCAGCACAGTCTTCAATTGGATTGCGAATCCGGCGTGGGTTTGAACTCCGGTCAGGGGTCTGATCCGCAAGTCATGTTGCGCTGGTCAGATGATGGCGGGCATACTTGGTCAAACGAACATTGGAAGACAATGGGGGCTATTGGTGAGTTTGGCCGCCGCGTCTTGTGGCGGCGTCTGGGAATGACAATGAAAATACGCGACCGAGTGTATGAAGTGTCTGGGACTGATCCGGTGAAACTGGTCATCTTGGGTGCCGAACTCATTGCGAGCCCCACCAATGCTTAACATCACCAACATACCTTCGCCGCGCGTCCCATTGGTGGAGGACGACACCAAGCTCATGTCGCGGGAGTGGTATAGGTTTTTCCTCAATCTGTTTGTGTTGACCGGAAGCGGTTCGAACGCAACCAGCATAGAGGATCTGCAATTAGGGCCAACATTTGATGCTACATCAAATGTGATCGGCGTAGACACCGCGTCGCCCGACGCCGAATCTTCTGTCGCGGCTTTGTCGATGTCGGTGATTAACCTAGAGCAAACCCTGCAAACGCTCCCCATAACTTTTGGCGGCACGGTATCGCGTGTTGGGACCGGGACTGGCTTAACCGGCGGGCCAATTGTAACGACCGGGACGGTTGACTTCGCCGTTGCCGCCGTAGGCACTTGGGCAGCTACACCATCATCCGCCAACTTGGCTGCGGCGATAACTGACGAGACCGGAAGCGGCCCGTTGGTTTTTGCTACGCTGCCATCCCTGACAACGACGGTCGGCGTTGGCGGCGCGACGGCATCCGCGTCTGGATCTGGCGTCAGCTTTCCGGCGACGCAAAGCGCATCGACCGACCCTAACACGCTGGATGATTATGAAGAGGGAACATGGACCCTGACGGTTACGCCTGGCGCTGGCGCGATCACGTCCTACACGGTCCAGTCGGCCAAATACACCAAGATCGGTAATCTCGTCACCGCCATCATCAAGTTTACCATCACCAACAACGGCACGGGCGCGTCATTTTTGCAGATCAATCTACCGTTTACGTCCGCTGACGAATGTATGGGAACGATCCGCGACAATGGCGTGACCGGCGCGCAAGGCAACATCCGAACCAGCGGCGCGATTGCGTATCTGTTGTCCTATAATTCACTCTACCCAGCTTCAACAGGCGCGGTGATAACCGGCACGGTCACTTTCAATGTGTAAAGGAAACCGCAGCGGCGTAGTTTTTTATTTCTATGCCCCATGCTATAAGAGACAGCAAGGCTAACCGCCAGGAGTTGAAAATGACCGTCAATCTTTCTTGTTTTGCTGGCGCAGGATGGCAGTTCTTCACAGATAATGGAACGCCGCTGACTGGCGGTCTTATCTACACCTATTCGGCAGGCACAACGACGCCTCTGGCTACCTACACGTCATCGTCAGGGGCTACGCCCCATACCAACCCTATCGTGCTGGACGCCGCCGGTCGCCCCCCGTCTGAGATTTGGTTAACCAATGGGTCGATCTACAAGTTCGTTCTGAAGGACTCCACGGCAGTTTTGATCGGAACGTATGACAACATTCCCGGTATGAATGACATATCGGATCTTGCAAACACCACCAGCAACGCTAAAGGCGATGCGCTAGTCGGGTTTAAACAATCCAATTCCAGCGGTTTTTTGACCGGAGCTGTTGCCAGCACCGTCAATTCCAAGCTGCAAGAGTTTGTCAGCGTAAGGGACTTTGGCGCTGTGGGGGATGGAACCACGGACGACACGACGGCAGTGCAAGCCGCTCTCAATCTTGGTTCGCGTCATGCGATCTATTTTCCAGCCGGGACGTACATCTGCGGCCCCTTGACTTGCGGCGCGGATATTACGCTTTACGGCGACGGCCTCATAAACAGCCAGATAAAATTCAAAACCGGGAGCACTGGCGTACTTCTCACTGCGAACAACGCCGTGCATCTCACGCTTAGGGATCTGGGGTTTGACGGCAACTATGTAAGTTGTCCGTCTAATACGACATGCGTGTCTATCACGGGTACGGAATCTGGCGGCACCGGGTTCTGGATTGATAACTGCGGATTTTTTAACGCGAAGTTGATCGGCCTATACCAGACTGGAACGTATTCCAAAGCGCGCATTTCGAATTGCGTTGCCGAAGGAAATCAAACAGATGGCATAGTTTTGAACGCCACTAATTCAATTGTCGAAGGGAATCGTTGCGCGTTAAATGGACGATTTGGTATTCTAGCGCAAGGAAATTACGTTCAGATTTTTGGAAATACATGCTCAAATAACGGACAGGTAGTAACCGGCGGCGCGGGGATCGGCGTTGTCAATTGTAGCTATGCAATCGCGGCAAACAACAATTGCATATCCAATGGCACCGGCGCGTTCTTTACCCACGGCATTCAGTTCAACACAGTCACCAATGGCGTGATGGACGGTAATTTTTCGCAGGGAAATAACGGTTCCGGTTTGGATATCTTCACTTCCGCGTACACGACATGTACCGGAAATCAGACCCTGAACAATTTTGTGCGCGGTATCGAGGATGACACAACCAGTTCGTACACCGTCATCGACGGCAATGTCGTCATGGGAAACAAAGAAATCGGAATCAGTGTATTCAACACAATTGGGTCTGTTGTATCCAACAACACTGTCATCGGAAACGGTACGCTGGGAACGGCGACTAACCCGCTAACAGGCGCAGCAAACCAGCCGTATGGTGTCGCACTTTGGGGCGCAGGCAGTTACGGAAACTTCACCACCGTGACCGGGAACAGCATTACCGCCAATGTAGGTAGCGGCGCTAACGGTGTGGGCTTGTGGGTTGATCCGTCCTGCGTCTCAGTGTCTCTTCTGGGAAACTCCATTCTTGCCAACACCACAGCCACAAGTTCGGTCAAGGCTAACTTTACCTTTGTCCGCGACAATCAGGGCGTGTACACCCAACAGACCGGCAGCACCACGCTGGCGGCGGGGAACACGTCTGTTGCGGTCACATTCTCGCCCGCGCTGACATACGCTCCTACGGCATCCAACATCGTCACGGCGTTTACCGCCGCTCCGACAGCCAACACGGGCGCTACGTTCATCACAGGCGTGTCGGCGTCTGGATTTACGTTCAACACATATACGGCACCTGGTGGCTCCGGCGTAGGCGTCGCTTGGTCGGTCAGTGCTTTCGCATGATGAATACGCAGGAGTCATAACATGACCGTAACCGTAAAAGTCCTCATCCCCGCCAAGACGGCGGAAAATTCGGCCACCACGCAGTACACCGCGTCGGGCGTGACGGCGATCATCGACAAGTTCACGGCGACCAACTACAGCGCCAGCGCCGCCACGATCAGCGTGAACCTTGTCACGCTGGCCGGATCGGCTGGCAACGACAACCTGATCGTCAAGACCAAGACGTTGCAGGCTGGCGAGACCTACACGTTTCCTGAGATCGTTGGCGCGGCGCTTGCAACCGGCGGGTTCATCTCGACGGTGGCTGGTACTGCCTCTGCGATCAACATTCGCGCCAGTGGCCGCGAGGTGTCTTAATGCCCCAATTGGTTGACGACCGTGAACTGGCGCTGAAAGTTGGCTTTCAGGCTACGGACTGGTCCCGACCCGTGTCCTATGCAGAATACGCAGACGCTTTGCAAAATTGGGATGTTAAGGCTATAATCCGCCAAGACACTTGCATTGGAGCCGCGTACTTCAATGATGGCGAATTTCACGTCTCGATTTTGCCTGAATGGCGGCGAAAATGGGCGACGCGGGGGTTTTTGGCGGAACTGCTCGCGCATGAGAACGCCCGTACGCGGATCGCGCCAGGGCATGACTACATGTACGGCATACTTGCCCGCCTTGGGTTCAAAGTACGCGACGATGGTGTGCTGGTGAAAGGTAACTAACATGGGTATCGAATCCATCCTTCCTGCGGTTATCGGCGGCGCGGCCAGCATGATTGGCTCTAGCAACGCCGCCAGCGCACAAAAAGATGCGGCGGCGCAGAGCGCGGCGCTTCAACAGCAGATGTTTGACAAGCAAGTCGAGCTGCAAGCGCCGTTTCGCGCTGGCGGTCTGACCGCGCAGAATCGGCTTTTGACACTGCTGGGCCTTAGTCCAGACGCCGCGACTTATGGAACGGCAAACCCTAACTACGGCGCGACGGACGCCGCAGCGGGCGTCAACACGACAGACCAATACAATCTGCCGCAAGGTCTGAGCGTCAACACCGCGTCGCCCGACTTTGGCAAATACGCTCGTGATTTTGGAATGCAGGACTTCACGGCAGACCCTGGCTATGCTTTCCGATTGAGTGAAGGCATGAAGGGTCTGAACGCGCAAGCAGCGGCGCGTGGTGGACTGATCTCCGGCGCGGCGCTCAAGGCGGCGACGAACTACGGCCAGCAGGCCGGATCGCAGGAATATCAGAATGCCTACACTCGGTATCAACAGAACCGCAACAATCAGCTAAACCCGCTACAAAGCCTTATGGGCGCGGGGCAGACCGGGGCCAATCAGTTGACCGCCGCAGCGGGTACGCTTGGTCAGGGGCTTGGTCAGGCAGCGGTTGCGGGCGGCAACGCGCAGGCCGGTGGCTACCTGAACATGGCTAATTCGGTCAATAACGCGCTGACGCAAGGCATGAGTTCATATAACCAAAACCAATATCTTAACCGCATAGGCGGCGGCGGTGGGTATGGGTTTACGGATATGTCTTCGACAGGCTATTGATAGGATAGAACTATGGTTGACTACAGCGCCGCGCTTCCGCAACTTCAGTCTTATCAGGCTCCAAATATGCTTGCGCTGGCGCAGCAGGGGCAGCAAATGCAGATGGGTAACGTGGCGCTGCAAAACGCGCAGCGCGACCTTATTGAAACCAATGCCTTGCGTAGCGCCATCGAGAAAGGCGTCGATCCCACAACGCCTGAAGGCCAGCGCGCCATCATCTCAGTTGCGCCCAAGGCTGGCCCGGCGCTGGTCAAAACGTATCTGGAAATGGCTGGACAACAGCGCCAGAACCAGACCGCGCAAGCGGATTTGGAAATCAAACATATCGGGTTTCACCGCAATCAATTGACGACGGTAGCGGATCAACCTTCATACGATATTTGGCGCGCGAACACGGTCAAAGACGTACCCAAGTTAGATTCTTCGATCCCTAAACAATATGATCCCAACACCGTCCGCAATCTTATGACGACTGCTGACAAAATGATGGAAGAATACAACACGCGGATGCGTCCTTCCGTGCATGATGCTGCCGGACAGTTGATGTCCGTTACCGGCACCACTGCGGTGCCTATCACAATGGGCGGCGCTGCGCCGGCTGCTGCCGGAGCGCCTGCTGCTGCCGGAGCGCCTGCTGCTGCCGGAGCGCCTGCTGCTGCCGGAGCGCCTGCCGTAGATACTTATGGTGCCCGGACGGCGCAGATTGAAGGTACGGGCAAGAATCCTACATCATCCGCGCAGGGTAAATTTCAGTTTATTAACAGCACGTTTGTCGATACCGCCAAAAAAGTATTTCCTGAACTGGCGAACAAATCGCCTACGGAAATTTTGGCTTTGCGCGGTACAAAATTGGCGGATGGAAGCCAGATAGAAGACGCGCTGGAACAGCGGTTTCGCACGGACAATATCAAGTCATTGGCAAGCGCAGGCATTCAGCCAACGCCGGGCAATGTGTATCTGGCGCACTTTCTTGGTGCGGGCGGCGCGCGTACTCTCTTGGGTGCAGACCCCAATACTCCGGTATCACAAATTCTTGATCCTGCCGCTATCGCAGCCAATAGGTCTGTTCTAGCCAATAAAACGGCGGGTGAAGTGCAAGCATGGGCCAACAACAAGTTTGGTGGTCAACCCGGTTTGACGGCATCCGCGACCGCCGGTAACGCTCGTTTGGGCGGTGCTCCCGCTGGCTTCGTGCCTGCGGGCGGTACGCCTATGTCGCCCAACGCACCTACGGTCAACAATGCTTTAATGGCAAATATGTTTGCTAATCAGGCACCCGTAACCAATGCGTTTGTTGCACCGCAACAGACGCCCTTGTCGCTTAATCCCACTATAGGCGGAACTGCTCCGGCTGGCATTGCGCCTGGTACGCCGATCAGCACCACTAAGCCGCAGCCTGGATTTAGGTTTAACGCGCAAGGCGGGCAAGAACCCATTCCCGGTTCACCTGAATCGCCAGAAGGCATCGCGGCTAAGGTTACGGCGACCAAAACTGCTGAAGCTGCGGCGGCACAAGAAACCGCTAAGTCTAACAAAAAGGAAGGCGCGCAGCTTCTTCTTCGCACCGTTGGCGGCGAAAGTAGCAAAAAAATTGAGGACCTTATCAATTCATCCACATCTGGTGGTCTGCAACATTGGGCCGCAGATAAAGCGGCTAATTTAGGCGTTGCAACAACAGGTATGCAGAATATTGCTCAACTGGACCATATCGCCAAGCAAATGACTTTCGAACTGCTTAATGGCAAGCTGGGCTCCGGCATTTCGAATGCTGACCGCGATTTTATCAGCGGTATGGTGGCGGACATTGCTAACCCCGATAAGCCTGCTAAAGAACGTATTGCTGGTTTTCGTCAGCTCAAGAATACCATTGAGGCGTGGGCAAGCGGTAAAGATGTGGAAATTGGAGCGCCTGCCGGGCGCAAATCGATTGCAACTACCCCCAACAAACCCGCGCCTAGCATCCATGATCAAGCCGACGCAATTCTTCGCGGAGAAAAGTAATGGCTACAGCCGACGAATACGCCGCGTGGATTGTCAAAAACGCGGACAAGCGCGGTACGCCTGCGTTTGACACAGTGGCGGCGGCGTATAAAGCGGCGCGGGAATCTATAACGCCCGGCGAAGGTATGCCATCGGCCCGCGCCGAACAGCCTGAAAATCTTATGGGCGAAAATGCCGCGCGCGATCTTACGGCTGAACAACAAGCGTTACAACGCGCTGGTTATCGCGCGCGATTGGCTGGCGTTGGTGGGCAAGGCCCCGGCGTAGTTGGCGAAGGCCAAGGTTTCAGCGCGCCCGGTCCTGAAGGTGGTCTTGGGCAACAATTGAAAGGCATCGCACAAGGTATGCCCTTGTCGCTGTATTCTGGCGTTGCCGGGCTTACAGGCGACATTCTTCCATCTGGTACTGAAGCTGCCAACGCCATTTATGGACCTGCTGCGAACCCGGCAGTAGCTTCTGGCCGCGAAAGTGGCATGATTATAGGCATACCGGGCGGCGCAGAAGGCGCCGTTGTGGGGCGCGCGTTGAGCCCCGTCGGAAAAGCTATCGGCACAGTTATGCAGCCGGTCAACAATTTGGTTAGCCGCGGCGTTACCGAAGCGGGGAACATGTTAAGCCGCTACCGTAATGCAGAAAATACGGCAATTCTTGGCGGTGTTGCTAAGCAAGGCCCTGAAATAATTAGTGAACTGCGGGCCAATGAAAACGTGCCTGGTTCTATGCTTACGTCTGGACCCGCCGCCGCTGGCGTTGGTAGCCAAGCATTTTCGCAATTTACTAACGAATTGGCGGCAAAAGCGCCAGAGACTTATGCAGCTATCGAGGCGCAGAACGCAGCGGCACGTCAAGCCCAATTGGGGCGCGCGGCGGATGTGACCGCGCAAGGGACAAGTTCAACTGCGGCAAAATTGGCAAATGTTGATCAATCTACGACAGGTCAATCTTTGATCGACATGGCGAAGAGCGCCAAAAAAACTATGAAAGAGAACGTTATTGCGCCTGCGTATAAAGACGCATTTAAAGCTGCTGGCAACAGCAAGATTGACATTACAAATGTCATTAACAAAGCGGAAGAAATTTTGGGTCAGCCACTTGCTGACATTAAAATCCCAGACATGCCCGACGTAGCGGCGAAACTTGCTAAATTGAGACCGCCAGTAGAGAAAGCCCCTCCGATTCAAGGAATGATGATGGAGCGTCCGCCTGCGCGGGCTATGGGAACGCTTGAAGATGTCGATGCCATTCGTAAAGCTATCAACAAAGACGTTGCGTCCGCAAACGCCGCATACACCAATCCTGCGTCAGCTACGAAATTGCGCGAATTAGGGCAATTACACAGCACTATAGACGACGCTATTGAAACAGCGACAAAAGCGGGAACGCTGTCACCCGAGGCCAAAAATCTTTATGATAAAGCTGTTGGATTGTACCGCGGCCCTTACGTTGAGCGGTTTAAAATGGGTTTGAACGCGGACATCACCGCGAACACAATTAAGAACGAAGCGAAGATCAACCCCAGCAATGTGGTTTCACAATACCTAAAAGACCCCCGCGCTACGGATCAATTCCTTAACTTGTATGGTCGCAACGCCAAAGCGCTTGATACGGCAAAAGCTGGCATTGAATCTTTGTACAGGGATAACGTCATTAAAAATGGCGCTATAGATCCTGCGGCTCACGCCAAATTCATGACGGATTACGGGCAGCAACTTGCAACGCTCGATCAAAATACTCGTATGGGTATCGCGGCTAAGTTAAACGCAATTGGTGAGCGGGCTGGCCAACTTGCCGAACGACGCGGGTTTGAAACTGAATTAGGCAAAAAAATTGGCGCGGAACCTTTGCCCGCAGGGCCGCAAGCAGCGGCTATCCAACAGAAAGTATCCGATGCAACCAAAGGATTGTCGTCGGTGGACCTTACTTCGTTGGCTAAATTGTCGCAGGATCTGGCGAAAGAAGCTCGGCAAACGCAATTGGCAAAAACCCCAAGCACATTGAAAAGCCAATTACCGGGGCCAATGCGGGCTGAAATTAGCGGCGTACCCAGCAAAATTTCTGTGGTCGTCAATTACGCGCTTCGCAAACTTGCTAACAAAGTGTCAGATAGACAAGCGCAGGCGTTAGGAGAGTTATTTGCGGACCCTAAAACTGCCGCCGATGCTATTCAAAAAGCACTTGAATGGGAAGCGCAAAGCCGTAAAGTAAATGCCGCGCGACCTGGCGCTATTGCGGCAAAAATTGGCGAGCGTAACGCATTGGCAGCGAGCGCTTTGCGCGGTACAAGTCCTAGACTTAATGCCCTCGCAAACCAGCAAGAGGCCCCCTGATGCACGATACGAAACTGGCTATTGATGGTGCAATCGCTGCTGGGGCGCTGACGCTCCCGTGGTGGGCGGTAGATCTGGGTGCGTGGGCCGGGCTTGGTGTCACGCTGGCGACACTTGTCTTGCTCATTCTCCGCATACGCATCGCCATCCGTGATTGGCGCGCAGGCACCTTGGAGGGTTAATGGACCCGCTTACGCTCCTAGCCGCAGCTAAAGCAAGCTACGAAGCCCTCAAGGCTGGCATCGCCGTGGGTAAAGAGCTACAAGGCATGGCGGCGGACATGGGCTCGCTGTTTGACAGCGTGGCTGCAATCACTCGTTCTGCCGCCGATCCCAAAGGCAGCGTGATGAGCGGCAAAACCGCGCAGCAAGTTGCAATGGAAGCTTACGCCGCCAAGGCGGAAGCGGATCAGATGATGGAAGAACTGAAGAACCATTTCATTGGCGAGTTTGGCCTGGCGGCGTGGGATCAGGTCGTTGCTGCGACAACGCAGATCAAGAAGGACCAGAAGGCCGCTGCGTTGGAAGCTGCAAAAGAGGCGGAGGAAACGATGCACAATGTTATGGTCTGGGGCTCTGCTATCCTTACGATTGTCGTTACCTTGGCTTGCCTTGCCCTTGTCGCCATTGGTCTGGTCCACCGATAGGAGTTACGCCATGCAAATGACCCAAAGCGGTCTTGATAACCTTCTCAAGAAGTTTGAAGGCTGCAAGTTGAAGGCGTACCGTTGCCCGGCAGGCGTCTGCACCATAGGCTACGGCCACACCAGCGCAGCCGGTGATCCAGTCGTGCATGACGGCATGACCGTCACGCAGATGGACGCCGAAGCCATCCTGAGACGCGATCTGGTCAAATACGAAACCGCTGTGCGGGATATGGTCGATGTCGATCTGACGCAGAACCAGTTCGACGTGCTGGTGGACTTCGCCTACAACGCGGGCGTCGGCAACCTCAAATCTTCGACAATGCTGAAAAAGATAAACTTGGGCGATCTGGACGCAGTGCCAGGTGAGCTGATGAAGTGGACCAAAGGCGGCGGCAAGGTACTGCCCGGCTTGGTCCGTCGCCGCCAAGCGGAAGGCGCGTGGTGGTCTGCAAACGCCAAGCCCGTGACCCCTGAACAAGTGTTTAACCATGAACAGGAACAGCGCACCGATCCCGATCCTGTACATGTACGAACAATGGCGGACAGCAAACAAGGTAATGCGGCGCTGCTCACGGCAGGGCTTGGAAGTTTGGGCGTTGCTAAGGAAGTGGCAGCGCAAGCGAAGGATGCGTCTGACACGGCGGATCAGCTCATGGGCCTACTGCACAACGCGAACTTCGTCATCATGCTGGCGATCATTGCTCTTGGGCGCTGCCATCTGGTTCTGGCGCAAGAACCACATGGACCAGCACGGTGTTTAGCCTACTGTTTACGCCGCTAGGGCGTTACGCCGCGATTGGGCTGTTAGCCATTGTGCTAACTAGTTGTGTCTATTACAAAATCCGCGCAGATGCCGTCGCTGAGATCGAAGCGGCGGCAACGGCGGACATGCTGCGGAGAACAGGCAATGCGATTCGTGCTGGCGATGCTGTTAACATTTCCCCTGACCGGGTGCGTGACGCTGACAAGTACCGTCGAGACTAACACGGCGGTCTGCACCGTATGGAAGGACGTGTCTTGGTCGTCCAAGGACACCACCGGCACGATCATCGAGGTCAAGCAGAACAACGCCCGCCGCGAAGGCTGGTGCGCTAAGTAAGCGCAACCACCTCGGGAAACACCACGTCTCCAAGGATCTCCGCGCGCTCCCGCGCCGCCCGCAGCGCCGTATAGCGTTGATGCAGACGGATCAGGACCGTGGTGCGCTGCTCGCCCGCGCGCTCGTCCGCCAGCATCCGCCTGACGGTATCCTCGTCCAGCGTGGGCAGCACCTTGTTGATCTCGCGCCAGTTCATGCTGTTAGTTCCTCAAGTGCTATGTCAGAGATTGCCCGCTTATCCTGAAGCGCGCCCCAGATCCGTTCGTCTATTGTTTTATTACAGATCAGCAAATAACACCAGACATCCTTTGTCTGACCACCCCGATGCAGGCGTCCAACCGTCTGTTCGAACAATTCCAGCGACCAGGGCATCGACAAGAAGATGATCTTGCAGCCGCCAAATTGAAGGTTCAGGCCGTGACCGGCGGACTTGGGGTGGATCAGCAGCAGCTCGATCTCGCCCGCGTTCCAGCGCGGGATAGCGTTGAAATCGTCAATGGTGCGGGCGTGGGGATACCGGCGTTGCAACTCAGCCAGCTCCTCCTTGTAGTTGTAGACGACGATCGTGTTGGCGCGCTGATTCTCGTTCAGGATCTCTTCGATCAATTCGAACTTGTGCGTCGAGAACCAAATGACTTTCTGTTGCATAGTGAACTTTCCCTTTTCCTCTGAGGCTATCGTCTTGTTATCGTAGACAAATCCAGACGCCATCTGTTGCAACTTGCCCGTCACCACGCCAGCGTTGACCGCCACAATGTTATCCAGCACAAATTCTTTTTTGAGTTTGTTGTAGTGATCCAACGGCATCTGACAGTTCACATGGACCACATGGATCGGCGGCAACTTGTCCCGGTACTCTCCCGGCTCAAGGACGTAGGTGGCCGGTTTGATGCGTTCCATGACGTGTTCAAGACTACCGGCGCGCGGCGTCCATTGGCCGAACTCAGGGTTTATGGCGATAAAGTACTGTTGCAAAAACGCGCCCTTAGAGCGCCCGAGCAGCGTCTGGTCAATGATCTTGCATTGCCCGTACACATCTTCCAACCCGTTACTGGTAAACGATCCGGTTAAGCCCCACCGGATTTCGATGTGGTGGATTAGTTTGGCA